CCGAGACCGCGTCTGCCCTGGGTGTTCACACGCGTGGAACTAAATTCCTAAGGAGAGGTATCTTTTGGACTTCTGGGCTCCAGGACGTCCGCTGATTCCGACTAGGCTAGACGAGCCTACTCAGCAAGTTTTAAGCACCGCAACCTTAAAGGTTAAAACCGCCCATTCCAGGTCCCTTGTAAAACCCTTTAAGGTCGTCTCCCATAAGGATCACTATTATTCTCCGCAGATAAAGAGTCTGAAGAGGCGATCTCAGAATGGAATCACTATTTTGGTTGATGAGATGTTGAAGCTAACGCCCTTCGAGCCCTAGGTGAGACAACTACCGCCTGAGAGACCAATAGAAGTGCTTGACTTGATGCAGTAGCGGAAGTCTGCACTCGAGTCCTAACGTTGTTGATGAAAACCCCTTCCCCTAACCGCCAAACGACCGTCCAGGTACGATCCAAACTTGTAAGTAGAATAGTAAACTCTGTCTGGGACTTCTGGGAATCATACATCACTGTATCAGTATGGGTTAGAGCCTTCGCAACCAACGTATGGGTCGCCATCGTTCGTGCTGCATCGTCGTCATCAAATAGGTCAAGAAGAGAGTTCCGGAACATATCCAGGAGTCTGGACTTAGCCATAGCTACTAGTGAGCGTTTACCGGACCGAAGTGCTGAAAGGGAAGATGTAACTCGCTCTACCTCAGCTCGAGCTGCTTTGACAATGGGATGGTTCGGCGTGATCGTAGGTAATTCTGATACCATGGACTGGATCAGAGTGTTTGAGACCTTGAAGATCGGCGCATCCCATTTAGCCATAGGATCGCCTGAAGATAAAATAACGGCGTCAAATACAGCTTGAGTCTGTCGTAATAGACCATCTAATCGTTTTAGCTGCTCAACAGAAAGAGTGTAAAGATAAGCATGGCCTAAATCGTCCTCAGTTAAGTTTCTATCCGGATACCAATTTTCCGGCTTAAGATTATCGGTCAGAGGTCCAGCAGGACTGTGCAAGCCAGTTATCTTAGCGGGCAACGCGTTAAGCGTCAAGATAGCCTGAAGAGACTCAGTATCCACTGAACCTGAAATAAGTGTCATCGCACCTTTAGGGTCTGGAAAGGCGTTGCGATCAACGAGAGTCTGGTGTAAAACAGACCCCAACTTACCAGTCCGAACTGTCTTGGCCATCAACTTGACAGGGAAAGAAGACAACTCTTCCCCCGCTATGAAAAGACGCTTACAGATTTCCCCAGCCGGAGAGAGACTTGAAGAGTGGACTACGGATTTAGATTGGTTTATCGTTACCCCAAGTGTGTCCATGATGTGAAGATATTGTTTCGCAACGTCGGTGTTAGCTATTGTGATATCATCACCAAGAACCACATAATCTGTGAAGTTCAACACTCCTGCTAAGCCTGCAGCCAGTTTGACGATTACATGATGAGTTAGTGCTAACATTGGGAAGGATGACTTAGCCCCCATTGGCTGTCCAACCGAGTATTGGACAGTTCCGCCAGTTGGTAGATGGTAATGACGGCCTACCAATAGCTTCGCCCAAGAGATGGCAGCCTGGGTTGAACCTAGCGCGTCAGCTAAAACACGAGTCTGGAACTCAAGTGGCAAGCGGTCCGTAGCTGCAGTTAAATCAAAAGAATAGACAGCCGTCTTCTTCGCAGTCCAGGCCTTAACTTGAGCCGCGATACGGTCCTGATCGAAAGTACCATCCATAACCAGCGGACGAAGCGACCCGTTAATGGTATTATGTAATGGTGTCAGAAGCGCCTGCGTCCAGTAATCGAGAATAGCGACTGTTCGGAT